AGGGTGACGATGCTCTCGAGGCGGATCGGATAGGCCACCGAGGGAATTGGCCAGAGCCACAACTGCCCGTTCGGAAAATCCGCTTCGTAATAGAGGTCCGTAGGGATACTACTTTGCAGGTTTTTTACTCCCTGCGCGGCCCACCAGGCCCTGTCTCGAATCATCAGCGGAAGGTCTACGGGCGTGCTTCCCGTAAGCACCAGACTGGCGGAGAGAATTCGCGCCGGCCTCTGGTTGACCGCAAAATCCGGAGACGGGAGCCCGGGCCCGATCAGGTGGGGCTGGTGCGTGGGAGTGAGGTTGAATGTGACGAAGGTGGTGGTGTACGCATAGCAGGCTCGGGCACTCCAGTAGTCCAGTTGCTGGTTCGCGAAGATGAGCCCGTCCGCGAGTTCCGAGGCGGAATCCAAGGCCTGCGGGCGGAGCAGAATCCTGGCCTCCCGGAACGCGATGTAGAGAGCGTCCTTGAGTTGCATCACACGGTCCTCTGTGCCGGCGGAGACGCCGGGTTCGGGCCCGCGGGGGGCGGCGCGGGAGCGTTGAATACTTCGGCGCAAAGTTCCACGATCACCTGTTTCGCCTGCAAGGCGGCGTTATTTAGTTCCTGGGTCAAAGGACGCTGGAAGGCGATGCACAGGTCTACGGCCGCGATCGTGACGAGCGTCTCCTCGAATCCCGGGGCGAGCGAGACCGTGCCGGTGGTGGACGCAAACTGCGGAATGGCTTCGTAGGTCCAGAGCACGCAGCTACCGCCCGAGGGCATCGGAGTGACGTAGACGTTGCCGTTCGGATACCCGTTGTCGTAGCACAGGTCCTCGATGTAAATGCCGGTCCTGCTCTTGTCCAGAATGGCGGCAAAGGCGTCCGCCGTCTGGATCCGGGCCGCGTGCTGCGATCCGTTGCCGGCCAACGTGGACGCGGAGGCGATTTTGATCGGGCGAGTGGTTGCCGCCCACACCATCCCGGGCCCGTAGGTGTACGACGACGACCCGGTGAGGTTGAACGCGCTGCGCTTCATCCCGATCATGGAGAGCTTCTCCGCGCTCAGGGAGTCGATCTTGCGGTTCATGACGCGCAGGGCCAGATTCAGGTCATCGGTGTTCGGCGTCTGGCCCTGCGCGTAGGCTCCGACGTAGATGAGCGCGTCCGTCAGAATGTCGGAAATGTTCGACGCCATATCAATCGACTCCGGCCGCGATCGCGACCATCTCCTGGCTCATCTGGTAGGCCAAGGTCTGGCTCCGCTGATCCGAATAAGCGCCTCCGGGGCCCTCGGGGACGGACATGGGAACGTCCCGCGGAGTTCCTTCCGCTTTCACCGGGACTGACGCCAGAGGCTTCGGAGGCGTGTCTCCTGCTGCGATCAAGGTCATCACCTGGCTGTGCCGGTAGGACCACGTCAAGTAATACTCCGGGAACGTGCCCCCCGGCAGAACCGGAGCTATCTCCTGAGGCCGCTTCGCGCTCATTTGGGTTTGACCTTGTTCGCCGCGGGCTTGCTTTCCTCCGCTCGCAACTGTTCGCTCAGTTGGCCGAGCTTTGCGAGAGCCTGGCCCGCCTTATGCAGCAGTCCCTCGAGCTGCTGCACCTCCTCCTTGGTGAGGTAGACCGGGTCCTCCGGCGGGTAGGGATCCGTCTCGTATCCCTCCTTCTTTAGCTCGTCAAATGCCTTCTGGTCCGCCGCCCCCTTTGTCGTCCGCTCCTTGTGGTTGTAGAGCAGATAGGGATATTTCGGATCCGCCTTGCTTGCGAGGTCTTCCTCTCCTGGCTTCGTTGACTGCGGCTCGTGCGTTATCGCTTCCGGTGTTGTCGTCATGTCTTTCCTCCTTCAGTTTTCGGTCGATCTCCTCGGCCTCGAGCTGGTCCGCGTACGTCATCACTTTCGGAGGCGGAGGCTGCGGTGTCCCGCCCGGATCCTCGGTCCATCCCTGCGCGATCATGCTTTCGTGCGTCTGCTTGTCCCGCGCCGGTTTCGGCTTTTCATTGGCGTGGTAAAGGAGCATCGGGTACTCCTGATGCGTGTATCTGGGAACGGGCGGTTTGTTGAGGTCGAACTCCCGCATGCCGCCGGCCTGTTTCATATCCAATTCGTCCAGGATGCGCCGCATCCGCACGCGGTCTTCGTAGCTCAAGGTGTCGGTCGTGATGGTGGGCCCCCCGTAGAGTGCCGTCATCGCTTCCTGCTGTTCTTTTGGTGTCATAGTCAAAACCCGGAGGCCGGGGCCCCCATCGCTCCAGCCTCCGGAGCCCCTAATACGCTGCCGTCCCGCGGCTGTATACCGTGTACGCTTCGCTTCCAATGGTTACGTTGGTGAACGAGAACAGATAGGTCCTGGTGTTGTTCTGCGCCACATTGGCCGTGCCGCTGATCGTGCCGCCCGTCCCGGGCGCCAAGGTGATCGCGATGGCCGTGCCCGAGGAGTTGCGTAGCTCGAACTCGAACGAGGTGCCCACCATGCATCCCTGCACCGCTTCGCACATCTGCGCCGCCGTAGGCAGGGTGTCGGTGCGGGCGCCGCCGTTGCCGTCGCGGATGATCCATCCGCCCAGCAATTGAGTGGTGGTGTAGGTGAGGTTGCCGGCCGTCGAGAGATTGACCGGCACGATCAAAGGAAAACCCAGGCTCTGGAGCCGAGGATCCGTGAGTCCAAAATGGGAACTGATTCTTGGCATTGTGTCCTCCTATGCTCCGAGAACAGCCACGGCGCCGTTCTGCTGGTACAGATTGCCGAACCCGATCAGCGAGTCCCAGCGGTTGACCTGCATGCTTCGGACCGGATCCCACGCAATCACCTTGCGAAGGGCGAGCCCGGATTCCGGGTCCTGCTGTTGTGCGCTTCCCTCCACTGCTTTCGGGAGATAGAGCTTCCCTCCCACCAACGCAAAGGCGTCTTTCGACAACGCGAGACCGACCGTGCCGGTCTTCCCGTTGGGGCTGGTGGTCCCGGGCCAGAGCGTGAGGGCCGCGTTGTTCAGAGGCAGAGCGTCCACGTTCTGATATTGGCTCCCGGGCCCGAAAATCGCCGGCAGGATGGTGATTGTGTCCGACCCTCCGGTCAGTGTCGCTCCCGCCGGACACGTGAACGTGCGCAGAGTGGCCGGTCCCGCGGAGCGTCTGGTCATGGGGTTCGTCATGTTCACCGCGGCAATCGAGAACTTGTCGCCCGGGTTGATGGTGTCGCCGCTCGTGCCCTGGATGATCAACTGGTTGCCGGTCTGGTTCGCCCCGATCACCTTGACGACGCCGGCCCATGTGCCGGCCGTGTGCGTCCACAGCGAGTTCGATTCGAAGAACTCGAAAGCGGCCAGCGTGCCGATCGTGCCCGTCTTCCACATGCGCGAGATCTCCGATGGCGGATTGAAGACGTTGGTGATGGCGCCGCCGAACGTCGTCATCATCGAAGTCGAGATCAGCATGCACCGGGGACCGGGAGGGCATGCCTCCCGCTCGAGGAGAGCCCGCGCCTGGTAATAGCTGGTGACCGAGTTGGGATCGGTTCCGAGCTGTCCGACCAGGTTGGAGGTGTTGTAACGGGCCCAGTTGGCGGCCCGGGAGTCGATCTCCTGCGCGATGGCCGCGGCGGCCGGAGTCCAGTAGTTGGTGCGGAGTTCCTCCTCGGAACGCTCGAGCTTGACGGCCCGTTCATAGTCGTCCCACTCGAATGGGACCTGGATCCAGTTGTCGAGAGCCACCGTGGTGGTGATGCGGTTGATTCCCTGCGGACTGTAGCCCATGCCATCCACGATCGTGAAGCGTTGCGGGAACTTGATCTGTATCGTGGATCCCGGCGCGAATTCCTTGTTGAAGTCCTTCTCCCAGTTCCGGTTGAAATATTCACTGCATACGAGTTTGTTGACGAGCAATCGCAGGACCTCGAGCGACACCCAACTCGTATTGGCAAAACTGTTGGTCGCCACTTATGTCTGCCCTTTCCAGCGGGCGAAGTCTCTGCGGTTTCCCTCCTGGAAAAAGGCGCGGACGTTGCCTGCTGCTGCTGCGCGGTCCCGCTCGTCGCCCGGGGGACTCGAGTTGCCCCCCAGCTCGACCGGCGGCGCCGGCGTTTTCGGTTTGGCAGAAGGGAGAAATTTTCCGTCCGGGCCCTGTGGAGGTGTGGAAGCTGCTGCCTCGGCTTTCTTCTCGGCCTTGCCCAGCTCCTCCTTCACCAGGCCCTCAACCACAAACCACTCCCGCATCGCTTCGATCGGATCTTTCCTTGCGAGCTTCACGAACTCCGTTAACTTGGCCTGGTCCGAGCCCAGCACATACAGCGCATCCACCAGCACCGCGGAGCGGTTCATCGCCACCTTCAAGGCCGGAGCGACTTCCTTGTCCTCGAACACGGTGGTGGCCGTCGAGAGGATCTTGGGCTCCGCCTCGTCCCCGTAGCGCTGGGTTGCCGCGTCGAGGCGTTCCTGCATTGCCCTCGTCGCCGCTTCCTGCTGCTGCTTCTGGATGTACTGCTCGATCTTCTTTTCCGCCATGTAGTCGGACAACTCTTCGATGTACTTGTCGTCCGCCGCTTCTTTGGCGTCCCAGGTGTCGAAGTCGTCGTACTTCGGCTTCTGCGGCCGCTGCCGGGGCTCCGCCGGTTTCGGCGCGGAGGGCGAATCCGCTTTTTTGGCGCCTTCTTTGCCGTTGACCTCGCTCCGTAGCTGGTCCCGCTTCGCCAGTAGCTCGCGAATCTCGCTGTTCAGCTCCTCTTTCCGCGTGTCTGCGTTCTTCTGCCTCTTGGAGGGCGCCGAGTCCTCGGTTGACGGCTTGGTTTTCTTGGAGGGCGCCGATTCCTCCGGTGGTGACGGCAGTTTTCCGGTCTGCCTCCACTCGGCGTATGCCTCGGGATCCTTGGGGACCTCGAGGGCCGGTTGTGGAGTTTCCGGTTCCGGTGTCGCGGGAGACGGCTCCGCGGCTG